GCGGGAATCAAGGGCTCTTTCTTCAAGTCAAAGAAAGAGTTAATCAAATTATTGGAGGAAAAAGATGGAATTTCCACATGCTAACATTGATGACAATGCCAAAGAGCTCTTCATTAGAGACATATATTTTCTGAACTACCATATCAATCATGACAAATGGGACTGGTTCAGAAGCTTCACCATTCAGGATGCTCACCGGTTAGAGTTAGATTTTTGCTGTTATGATTCAGACTGCTGGACTGTAACCACCACAGAACAAGGCTCTGGTTCTGCTACTGAGGCCTGCACCGATGCAGTCAATGGAGTATTGAGGATAACTAATGCTGGCGGTAAAAGCGATCAGGATGAACTCGTTTATGGATGTGAGTGCTGGAAGCTTGTTGATGGTTATCCGCTCTATGCAGAGATGAGGTTCAAGATTGAAGATCCAGATAACAGTTCTTTCTGGTTCGGTCTTGTCACTGGCAACCAGTTCTTCACAGCTCCAAATGACTATGCTGTATTTCATGTTGACTCTAGTGGCGATGACTTGTATTTTTCTACTGCGGTTGATGGAGCTGCTACAGATGTTGATACTACACTTGATCTGGAAGATGATACATGGTACAGAGTAGGTTTCCACTGGGATGGCGTAGATACCATTCGCTGGTTTGTGTTCAGAGATAGTGACCAATATTGTATCGCAACCGGTTCAGTGACTACTCATATCTGTCAGGATGAAGAGTTGAACATCGGCTTCGGCCTCAGAAATGATGCGGCTGATGCATATTATCTAGACATTGACTATCTGAAGTGCGTGCAGAAAAGAGTCATTGAATAGCCTTAGGCCGAAAACAATCTGAGACGAGGGCACTGTTCTATCAGTGCTCTCTCTCATCTTCTCACCAGGAGTAATCTATGGGAAACTATATTGACCCATCAGACATAAATTCATGGCCTTCAGGTTGTGATGATGCTTGCAAAGAAAGTACTATCAAGTTTGCAGAGCAGCTTATTGAGAAAATAACCGGTACTTATTTCTATGAGAAGTCATTCGATATTTACATCAATGGCAACGGCAAGAACAGAATATTCCCGCCGCTTCATGCTAACATCCTCAGTGTATCAACTGTCTACGTCTGTGGCTATGAACTTGATCCGACCTGGTATGGTTTTGATAAGAGCTCAGTCTATCTTGATTTGTGTCAATCTGGGATTGCAATCTCTGAATACTACTACGTCCTTTCCCGAGAAGTAGAAGAAGGCATCTTTCCTAGAGGCTATAACAATATCAGAATAGTCGGCACTTATGGCTACAGCACAGTTCCAGAACCTATAAAGAAAGCAGTCGGCTATTTGGTTGATGCAATCAATGAAGGTTCATTCTCTACAGTTGGCATGTTTGAGAGTGAGAAGATTGGTGATTACTCTTATAAAATCGGCATAGAAGGCTACTCTAAGAAAGGCATCTACACAGGCATACCAAAGGTTGATGTTATACTCAGAGCATACATGAAGCAGAAAAAACCAATCATTCAAACGCCATGATTTCAGCAGAGAGAGCAACGCTATACAGAAGTGACAGGTTGGTCAACCGTTTTCTCTGGGAAGTGCTGCCTGATGGCGCTTGGAAAAACAAGCCGTGCTTCATAGTTGGAGGCGGACCAAGCCTGAAAGATTTTGATTGGCATCTTCTCAAAGGCAGAAGAACAATAGGAATCAACAGAGCATTTGAAAAGTTTGAACCGACAATGATATTCTCAATGGATACGAGATTTTTGAAATGGCTGCTCAATGATAAATATGGGAGTGCTGCTAGAGATAGATTCCTTTCACTTCATTCTTACAGGGTCTGGCTCTGCACATATACTGTGAAGCTTCCGGATTATATCTACATTGTCAAGGTTTATAAGCACTACAGAGCAGGGCTCAAAGCATTTACAGAGAGCTTGAAAGAAGGTATCGGCCATGGCAACAATTCAGGTTATGCAGCATTGAATCTTGCAGCTTGTCTGGGAGCTAATCCCATATATTTACTTGGCTTTGACTGTAAGTTCAGCAACGGTAAGACTCACTGGCATGATGGTCATCCAGCACCGCAATCAGAGAAGGTAATAAATGGCTTTGTGAGGTTCTTTGAGAAATCAGCTTCTGTCATCAAAGCAAGAGGAATCAGAGTCATTAATCTCTGTCCTGATTCCGCATTAAACTGCTTTGAAAAGAAAGCGATAAGTGAGGTGCTGCATTGAAGGTACAAGGTAAGGTCTGGGGTCAAACAACTGAATTCTTTCGAAATGCTCTTGTCTCTGCTCATCATCTTCATATTAACCGAGGAGGTTACTGCTCACAACACAGGCATGAGCATAAATATAATGTGTTCTACGTCATATCTGGCAAGCTGAAGATAACTATCTGGAGAGACAAACACATGAAAGATATAACAATCCTGAAAGAAGGACAGACGAGTGCTATACCACCTGGCTTCTGGCATTGCTTTGAAGCCCTTGAAGATTCAGAGGTTATAGAGATATACCAAGTGCTGCTGCATGATCCTGACATTGAGAGAAGAACTCAGGGAGGACTCAAGACATGAGGATAGCAATCTTCTCGAGAACACCCCTCGCAGCCGCACCATGGGAACTGTTCAAAGCTCTGAGGAATTACACTGACTTGAATGTATCACTCATCAACCAGACTTATCGCTATGCTGATGGCAGGATATTTCCATATCATCTACTGCTCAATATGAACGGCACTGCTAAAGTTGCTCTAAGACAAGCTGACATCTGGCATGTTAATAACTACTGGCATAGAGAGCTTACCTCTTTCCATGGCTCTCAGAAAGTACTTGCACAGTTCCACTCAGTACCAAGACTCGGCAACTGGAACGAGCTCATGAAGCTTGCAGATGTTTGCTATACGATTAATCAGCCTCTGCAGGAAAAAGAGTATAAACTGCCAGCACTGCCGAATGTGATCGACCCTGATGAATATAGACCGATAAAACGATCGTCTACCATCCGCATTGCTTTTGCACCGACAACAAAACTGCCACCTGTTCATCGAAGTAGCAAGGGCTATTATGAGGTTAAGAAAGTTCTCGATGAAGTTGCAAGAAAGAGAGCGGTTGAAATAGTCTGGATTGAAGGCAAGAGCTATAAAGAGAATCTCAGATTGAAACAGAGTTGTCATATTCTTATCGATGATGTTGTTACAGGCAACTGGCATCGCACCTCATTGGAAGGCGCATGTTTCGCTTGCGCAGTGTTGAACAGAGTAAAGAAAGTGCCATTTGTGTTTGCCAATCTTGATACGCTTGAAGAGAAGCTCTTGCAGTTGATAGACTCACCTGCTATGCTTGCAGACATCCAGGAGAGGACACGGCTCTGGGTACTTCAAAACTATCATGCTATCGATACTGTGCGAAAATACAAACGAGCATACAGGAGACTCTCTAATGCAAGTTGATGTACTGATAAGCACTTTTGACAGGCTTGACACACTGAAGGCAACTATACAAAGCCTTAGAGCTTCAAGCTATAAGAAGCTGTCAATATTCATAGCTGTAGACGGCAATGAAAAAATACTTCATGATGTTGCTAAACTTCCTGTTTGTTTAGTTTATAACAAGAACAGAAAAGACTTTGTTATGTCTATGAATACTCTTTTGCAGTATGCAAGGGGTGATGCTGTACTCTATGCTTCAGATGACTTAGTCTTTGAAAAAGATTGTATTGAGAAGGCCGTAAAAATGTTGAAAGAGAAATTCCCAGACACTGATGGATTAATCGGTATCAAGCAGGACATCAAAGGCTGCTCTTCAGCTTTTGGACTCATGGGTAAGAAATTCATTGAGAGATTTCCGAATCGCTGCGTATTCTGTCCTGATTTTATACATTATTCAAGCGACTTTGAGCTCGGCCGATTTGCAAGGAATATAAATAAATGGGGCTATTGTGAGTCAGCACTTGTGCATCATAAAAGGCTAAGAGACAAAACATGGCAAGTTGCTCACAAGGTGAGGGACAGAGACTTCGAGACGATGAAATTGAGAAGGCAGAAGAAGCTGCTTTGGGGTCATAACTTTGAGCTTGTCACTGACTTGGGTAAAAAAAGGCTTAAAGCTTTGGGAGAGCTGGCATGAATGATACAGCTTATGTACCTGAGTATACAGGTCAGAGATATTATGACACTCACTATAAGTTTGTCATTGAGCTGTTGAAAGCGGCAGGTATTGAAGTGAAGCTCTACCATGATAAAAGAAGAGGCCGAGGCTTTGTCATGCACTATAAAGATAGAAGCATTCTCATTGATTTCGGTGACCATCTCATTGTGGCTGATGATTATTCAAGGTATGACGCTCAGTTCAGGTTTCATTATTCTTATAAAAGACACAAAGAATTGAAGAACACTTTCCCATTAACACCGATTAGCTTCTATGATTGGGCTGAATATTTCAAGCTTGAGAAGATGCTCAGGTATAATGCAAGCGGTATGATCCTCAGCAATCAGAGGCCTGGAGCAGCTGCATTAAAAAGAAGAAAGCTCGTTCAGTACAGATTGATTGATTGGTTTGGTGGTCAGGTAGATATTTCATTCACAGACAAAAGGACATTCTGGAAGAAAGTCAATAAGTGTCTTGTCTCTGTATGTGTGCCTGGTGCTAGGAATGATATTCTGGACAGAGGCCAGTTTCAGTATATGGCATTCGGGGCTTGTACCATCTCACCACAGCTTGATATTGTATTACCGTACTGGCAGGAATTAAAGCCAGGCATTCATTATATTACTTGCAGAGATGATTATTCTGATATGCTCAATGTAATAGAACAGTGTATTAATGACAGAGATAAATGCATCGAAATAGGAATTCAGGCAAAGAAGCTGTTCAAAGAGTATTGTACACCAGCCAAAATAATCGAATGGATGAATAAATGTTTGGAGAGTTTATGATGATTGAAGAACTAAATATATTCAAGAAAAGAATATTCGGAAGGAAAAAACTTACATTACAATCAACGAAGAATGATATCAGAGGTGGTCGTCTCTTTCTTTCTAATCCTGATAACAGCATTACTGCTCTTGTCTCTTTTGGCCCGCTAGGCAGAATGCTTAACTACAGGCAAGGTCTCAGAGAATACGCCAGGGTCATGAAAAAATCTGCTGTTGCTGCGATTGGTCTCTGGCTTGGGAAAAACTTTATTTTCAAAGGAACTCAATATTATCATAAAGAAGAGAGATTCAAACAAGAGCTTGAAACTTTTTTCATGATTAAATCGGAATCAATTCTTTATGATGACGGCAAGAGAAAGTTCGTTGTCTTTGAGGTTAAAAAGAAATGAAGGTAATAATTTGTGGGATGCATCGCTCAGGAACTTCAATGGTTGCTGGTCTGCTCCAGCTGTGCGACCTCTATCTTGGTGATAACCTGCTCAATGGACTGAGAGATAATCCAAGAGGACATTTTGAAGATAGAGAGTTTCTTGGCTTGAATATTGAAATCCTCAGAGCAAATAAAACAAGCTGGAGACAATGTAAATCTGTGAGCAAAGCACCTCAATGGCTGATTGAGAAAATGAATCAATTTGTTGCAAAATGGCCTAGAGATAGAGTAGTCGGCTGGAAAGATCCGAGGGCCTGTCTCACTCTGAAGTTTTGGCAGCAGGTAATAGAGCCAGAAGAACTGAGGGTCGTTCTAGTATTTAGGCCATTCATAGAAGTGGCTGTGAGCTTGAAGAAGAGAAATAAATTCACAGTTCAGAAATGTAGAAAGCTATATAATTTCTACTGCTCAGAAGCTGAGAAGAATATAAAAGACCTGCCTCATATAAGAACATACTATCACAATTACTTCTCTGATTGGTATTCAGAGCTTGGAAAAGTTTGCAGCTTCTTAGGCTTAGGAATACCTGATAATACTAAGGCAATAGAAGAATTTATCGATGCCTCACTTTGGCATCATCGGGAGCGATTGAATGAATACAGCTAGGGCAAGACAGGCATTCGAAGCTGTGCCAGACTTATTAGATTATAAGACTCTGCTCTATATCGGTGCAAGCATAGCAAGAAATGAGATGCTATCTTATTTCATAAAAAAAGATTATGAGATAACAATCATGGAAGTCTGGACGGAAAACGTGCTGTATTACAGACAAGACCCGAGATTCAATATTATTCAAGCCGATGTCAGAGATGTGAGCAAAATACCGCTTGGGGGCTTTGATGTCATTATGTGGTGGCATGGGCCAGAGCATGTAGAGAAAGAGTTATTATCCGATATATTTAATGAGCTATTTAAGCATACGAAAAAGATACTGATTCTTGCCTGTCCGTGGGGGCGGTATGTTCAACAGGCTGTAAAGGGAAATCCATATGAAGAACATAGAAGTCATCTATATCCGGATTTCTTCGAAGAGCTTGGTTTTAAGACCTCGACTCTCGGCAAGAAAGACCGCAGGGGTTCAAATCTCATTGCATGGAAAAGAAAATGAAGAAAGTCACATATCTGCATCCTATATTTCTGACAGGCAGAGTATCAGATAGGGTCAGAAAATTCTTTCATTCTATGAAGCAGATGCTCGATTTCAACGTTGTCTATTCTGAACGTCTCACTGATGACGCAAAGAATGCTGATATCCTCTTTATCTATGCAGGCGTTCATGGCAAGGAGCTGCTCTCTGAATCTTTGAGCCTTAAATCACCAAAAATAATCTACCTTCTAACTGGTGCTCACAGCTTCAAAGAGCAGATGATGAAGCCTATAGCAGAGAGAGCAGGCCTGCTGCTCGTAACTTATTTCAACCATTTTAGCTTGAGGTTTCCTAAGTATAAAAAGAAGTTCATATTCTTTCCTTTATACTTCGCACCACACAGCAGATATGCAAAGCTGAAACTGCAGGAAAAGCCTATATTGAAATGTCTATTGACCGGCCATAAATCACCGAAGCTGTATCCGATCAGAAGAAGAATAATCGATACGATTGCGAAAAAACCACGCTATCAAAAAATGATTGCAGTAATGAGGCATCCGAGATGGCATGATCCTTCACCGTTGAAGAAATGGGAAATTGAAGCCTGTATCAATAAGAGCTATGCAGAGATGTTAAATAAATACTTCTGTTCAATAGCAACGGATTCAATCTATCATTACGGCCTGGCTAAATATTTTGAAATCCCTGCAGCCGGATCTCTTCTTCTTGGTGTCAGAACTCCTGATATAGATAGAGCAGGTTTTATACCATGGGCTCATTATATACCGATATCGGAAGTCAACATGCTTGCTCAGATTGAGGCTGTGCTAATAGAGCCGCATGCTTTTTCAGATATCAGAAAAATTGGCTGCTCATATGTCAGGCATAATCACAGCGTAAAAAATAGAATCAGGCAGCTGCAGGCTTTGATTGAGGAGAGATTATAATGTCTTACACTGGGCTTCTGATTAATACCTGCGATATCATACAGAGGACGTTTGACAAATGGAATGAACCTACTGAAACCGTCCAGAGCAATATTAAATGCAGGTACATGAGACACCATAAGGTTGTAAGAAACATTGAAGGAGAAGAAGTCCTGAGTACGGGCAAGTTCTTTTTTGATGCATCTGTAAATGTAAGCCATGAGGATATTATAAGGTTCAATGGAATCAAGTATTCAGTCATTGAGGTGAGAGAGATTCAGAACTCAGCAGCTCTGCATCACATAGAGGTTTATATCAAATGAAGAAAAAGACAGGGCTATATATGGATTTCTCAGAGTTTAACAAAGGCTTTGAGAAGTATTTGAAGAAGCATAAGACTGAATCAGCAGCAGCACTTGAGAAAGTCGCTGCTTTTGTACTTGCAGATGCTGTGAATGAGCAACCTACTGTACCAAAAAAAACAGGCAATTTGAGAAGAAATCAAGCAGTTGGCAAAGCTCAGATAGGAAGAAAGGGAATCAGCATTGTATTTGGCTTCAATACTGAGTATGCTGCAAGGCTTCATGAAGCGCCGTCAAGCTGGAACTGGTCAGAGCCAGGCTCAGGGCCGAAGTACTTGCAGTCAAAGCTTGAGAAGAATATGAGAAAGTACATGAAGAAAATAGCAGACGAAATAAAAGAGGCCACACAATGAACACAGTGCTGAAGTCTATAGCAACATTCATCGAAAGCTTTAGTGGTTGTGACTTGACTATAGGCACTAATCTCTTTGTCGGCTCACTGCCGCTAAGAACACCTTCAGGCTCTGAGCCACCGAGAAGATGTGTTGTTATACTAGAGACATCGCCCGGGGCTGTAGTGCCTGATCTAGCAGACTGGGAAGAGAAATCAGTACAGGTCTGGAATAGAGCAGAGAGCTATTTTCAAGCTAGGGAAGATGCTTATTGTATCTATGAATCAATACATGGCACAGCAGGCTGGACGCTGCCAGCAGTTGACGGCGGCCCTCCTTATTGTGCTATGGTAATTAATGCAGTCGGACTGCCGGCTGTAATAGAAAATCCTAATGAAAAAGGATTATATGTTTTTTCATGTAATTTCATCTGGAGTCTTGCAACCGAGTTTCCACCGTAAGGCTTCAGAAATTTTATAGGAGGTATAAAGAAATGCCACAGTTACCTTTCAAAGACAAAGGGCCAATTCGATTGACTTGGGACTATGGAGATTCAAATCTTGTGATTAATCCTGTTCTTGGTACAGTCTCTTTCACTACCACCGATAGTGTTTCTGACATTCAAGAAGAAGGCTATGGAGAGACTCCTGTTGATGCATCGTTCACTGGCACGGTTGTTGAGCTCAGCGTGCCAATGACTAGAAGTACACTAGCTCAGCTCATTGCTTTGCTTGAAGGAGTTGAATCTGGAGGTGCTGATATCGCTGTCTTCTCAGTGAAATCTGGCTGCAGCATGTATGACGATGCCAAACAGATTCTTATCCAACCGCTCTGTGACAATGTTCCTGATCCAGATGAAAAGACCTGGATTCTGCTTTACAAATGCTTTCCATACAGAGCTTTTGACATTGGCTTTGACAGAGAGACTCAGAGAGTTTTAAATGTCATGTTCAAGGTATTCCCGAATCAAGATTCTGGTTACGAAGGCAAACTATATCAGTGGGGAGTATCTAGCTGATGAGTCTGAAACTTAGCACAGAGAAAAGCCTTTACAAGCCAATCACAGTAGAAATCGATGGAATAAAGCTCCAAGCAAAACCGATAACAAGGGGAGTCTTACGAAAGATGGCTTCTCTTGAAAAGAGAATCCGGACAGGCGATGTTGAAGCTGCTTTTGAACAGGTTGAATTGATATTCGGCAAGCAGAAGGTAATCGATAAGTTAGAGCTCAGGCAGGTCAATGAGATCATTGAATACGTGACAACCTGTATTTTCAAACCAGAGAGAGAGCTAACTGTTGAAGAAAAAAACTTGACAAGGCCTGGAGACAAAACCTAGCAGTAATAGCAAGTGAGTTTCCGGGCCAGTTCCCGGGTGAACAGCTCTATAGTCTTGATGTAAGAGACTTGAATTTCTGGCTGAAAGAGGCAAAGAGAAAGCATCTAAGGTGGCGGTACTGGCTCAATTATGCCTGTCGTCTTGCTATGAGTACAGGTACTGAATTCAGGGACGAGATGACAAGGCTTGAGTTTCAGATGAAAATGATTGACTCAGAGGAAGAGGACTAAACAATGGATGGAGCTGGAGGTTTTCTTGCTGGTGCGATAGTCGGCAAGATGATTCTTGACCGCACTCAATGGCAGCAGTCTGTCGATAAAGTCAAGAGTGATGAGAAGACGCTTGCTGGGAGTGCCTCAAGAATAAGCAGCAAATTCGCAGGCGTTGGCAAAGCGATGACTATTGCCGGCGGTGCTATTGTCGGCACTCTCGGCATGATGGTCAAGAGCTATGTCAAAGCTGGTGATGAAGTCCATAAGATGGCACTGCGCACTGGCTTTGCTACCGAGACTCTTTCAGAACTGAGATATGCAGCACAGATTAGCGGTACTGATTTGACCTCGCTTGAGAAAGCAGTCAAGAAGATGCAAAAGACAATAGTCGATGCATCTGAAGGTATGACTACGTACCAGAGGGCGTTTGAGAGAATCGGTGTCAATTATCAAGAGCTTCAGGGCTTGCATCCAGAACAACAGTTTGAGATTCTTGCAAGAGCTATTGCATCTGTAGAAGACCCGACAATCAGAGCTGCCACAGCTCAGGATATCTTTGGCAGGGCAGGCACAAAGTTATTGCCTCTGTTTGCTCAAGGCGTTGACGGTATGGAGGCACTGAGAGAGAAAGCCAGAGAACTTGGCATGGTATTTGATCAGGAAGCTGCCGATAAAGCGGCCAGGCTTGCAGATGCTCAAGCGACTCTCAAAGGTGCAATGCAAGGGCTGACAATTGCCATTGCTGAAAATATTGTACCAGTGCTCTCAAAATTTGTAGAAGGGCTATCTGGCGTCATCTCTAAAATATCTGATTGGATGAAAGCTAACCCATTCTTAGCATCTACAATTGTAAAAATAGTTGCTGCTCTCGGTGGTTTGATGGCTGTATTCGGGCCGATGCTGATCATCCTGCCAAAGCTGGTAGCTGGAATGGCAATGATGAAGACCGCTGTAATTGCAATGACTGGGCCCGTGGGTATTCTTACTGCAGCTCTCGGTGCTCTTGCTATCGGTTATATGAAGGTCAAAGATGCTCAGAAAAAGGCAGAAGAAGCGTCAAAAAGATATGAAGAAATCAATGCCCGATTGATGGAGAAGATTAAAAAAGCGGCTGATGCTGCTGGTATGAGTGAGAAAGAGTTTAATAAATTAAAAGAAGCTTATAAAAATAATGCTGCTGCTCTTGGCATGGCAATAAAGAAAGGCAAGGAAGGTAAAGAGCTGCAAGAAGCACTTGCCAAAGTTGGTAAAGAACATGCTGAAGAAATAGAAAAACAGAAAGAAGCTACAGTAGATTATACATCTGCAATTGAGAATGCTCTCAAGCCAATGGAGGAGATGAAGCAGAAACAGCAGACATGGATAGACTACCTTAAAGAGACTGGAATCCAGACGCTCCAGCAGAAGCAAGAAAGAGTTGAAGAGCTTACTAATATAATAGCTGACCTGGATACTGCACTCAAAGATGGTAAAATTTCAGAGGAAGACTATACAGAAGCTGTAACAAAAGCAAGAGAAGAGATTGAGCAGCTCTCA